CCTGACATGTACTTCTTCATGATCACTCCTAACTGACCGTAATGGTCACGGTTCCCACTGAACCTTGTGCTTGGAGATTATCCTCCAAACCCACAAGTTGCAACGGATTGTTTAGACCCACAGGATTCCATCCCCACTGAATAATCCTGCTACCACCCTCCGGTGTACCAAACGCCTCTGTACTGGTCGTCGGTGCTGTCAATGGATCAGTCTGCAATCCATTCAATCCAGAGGTGATGTAGCTGTTATCCGGCCGAGGATTCCTCAACGCCTGCGGATCATCTACCGGATACATCCCCAACTGAAGCTGCGGCTGATCAGGCTCCCAACAGGTTGGACACACCAACAAGTTCACGTTCTTGGTCTTAATGACCAGTTGTTTCAACTCTTTCAGCTTGTAGCGGAAATTGCAACGATCGCATTGAGCGATGGCCCAGCGCCCTGACGCAAACCTATTAGGCATTTACGTCTCCTGCGTTCTCCGGGTACAAGAGTACGTATTGCTCCTTCCAGTTGTCTGGAAAACGCCGCTTAGTGTGCATGATACGAGCATTCCGCCGCCTAGTCTCTACCTGCTCAGGAGTGCATTTGTAGCCTGCGTTATAGGCTTTGCCTTTGCGTACGGCTACGGCCTTGGCACGATACTCTGGATCTTCCCATAGCTTGCGAGTTCGCTCTTTGCGTTGGGCTCGCTCCTCATCCGTCATTGCCTTGCGTATCGCCTCAGTGTTGATCTTCCGAAGCTGCTCGTCTTCCCAACGAGCTTTAGATTGAACAGATACAGATTGCCGATACTCTTCGGATCTTGGCGGGTGTATGACTTTGAAGCCAGACGCATATCTAGCCACTACTGTGGCACGCACCTTTTCTGCCCATTCTTTAGGCAGTTTTTGACCGGCTATCACTGGCGCTGACGCACTTCGGGCGGCATTAAGCTCTGAATTTAGATGATCTATGCAAAGCTGTTCGTACATCAACAAGTGACTAGGATCGCAAATAACAATCAACTGGAACCTAAATTGATCGGCAGGATACTTGTTCCAAACTCGTTGCAAATACTTTGAATGATGTAGGTTAGCCACCAAAGCTGACCGGTGTTGGCGCAGTCTTTTGGGAACATCACGGGACGAGCCTATATAGCGCCGACCAGACGGCACATGCACGACCTCGTAAACCCCAGATGCAAACCTATTAGGCATGATTAGAAGAACATCTGCCGTGGTGCCAGACGCAGCGCAGCCTTCTCACGGTCTTCATCAGCCGCAAGCATCCACTGCTCTGCATAATCCAGCTTCAACCTGTCCAACTTGTCCTGGCCCTCGGGAATCTTCATGGCGATGTAGTACGCCAATCCAGCCACCATGCAGTTCAGGAACCTGAATGGAATCTGTTGGTCCGTAGGGCCGTTGCCAGCGTCTTGAATTCGTTTCAAGCGCCAGTAGACAAAGGTGTAGTAATCGCTCTGATCCGGCGATGGCCAGACGTTGATGTTGGGAAGAAACGGCACCGATACCGCAGCATTGTCTGCATGGCTCGCTGCCGTTGTACCGGCTTGACCCCTGAGACATCCAGTCAAGGTTGTCGAGGTTTTCCCCGTATAGCTGATGATCTCAGTTCCAATCTTGACATATCCGACCGCCGACAAGCCGTCTGTTGAATCCAGCGTAATCGTGGTCACGGCATCATTGATCCCACCATCCAAGGTCAATCCGGTTGCACTGGTCGCACCAGACTGCCGATTGATCCAGACCTGAATAGGACGTCCCTGAGCGTTCTTATTCGGGATCGTAGCGTAGGTTGATACGCTGATCCGCGTGATGTTGATGTCGGTCTGATTCAGCCCACTTTGCGTCCGAACCACCTGATCCAACAGGTCAATCGTATCGATCGGAAGGGCATACGTGATCTGAGCTTGGTTGAGAGCAATAGCACCCTGCTCAATCGTCCAGAGGTTGATGCCCCGGTTGGCCCACTCAATCGTCATCAGGTTCAGACTGCGACGAGCGGTACGCATGTCATAACCGGAACGCACCTCTCTGCCGGCGCGCTCAAACGCCTCCTCGACCAGACTGTTCAGGTCAAGGTTGAATGCGGTGGTTCCAGATGTGCTCATCTTACTTCCTAAACCTTGCGGTTTTCTTGGCAATACCTTTGGGCTGCGCTACAAACTGCTTTCCTGCCGCTTTGCCCTTACGCTTGGCCTTTGTAGTAGCCGCATACTCCTGCGGGCTCAACGCCTTGATCGCGGCTTCAGGTAGGTAACGCTCGCCCGTCGCCTTTGGCCCTTGCGTCGATGGCTTTCCGCTCTTCGTGCGCCAGTTTTCTGAGCTCCACTTTCTTAGACTCTCTTGCGGCTTTCGCAGCATTACGATTCTCCTGATGACGCACCTTACGCAACTTTTTGGCTTCTACCAGAATCCAATCGAACACATTGCCGTTACCGTCAAATACAGGAAACCGCGAAACCTTCACTTGAAACTCTTGAGCGTCTTTGCCAGTCGTGCACGTTGACCCAACTTACCCGGCTTCTTTGCTGCCGCCGCCAGCTTCTTGGCAGGGATCTTGTCCCCGGCCTTCACCCCCAGCGCCTTACGCAGAGAACCAGGCTTTGAGATCGCCTTCTGAATCCATTTCTCAGCCACGATAACCCCCGCCCTTGCTCTTATACTGCTGGGCTAACATCTGTGCTTTGCGGGCGCTCCACTGTCCCGGAGCTCCGCCTTTACCACCGGCCTTGATGCTTTCAAACAGTCGCTTCCTCATCCCAGGCTTGGTGTAATTCCCCGCCTCGTTCACCCGTGATTCGCCGCCTTCAGCGAACAACATCACCGGCTCATTCCCATCGCGCTTCTTGATGGAACGAATCTTGGCGGGGTTGATGACCCCCATGCCTCGGGACATTCTCATACCATGCGACCCTTGGTTTTGCCACGCATCGCACAACCATCAGCTCGCTTGGAAGCCGAACTGACCTTGCCGCCCTTGGCAAAGTCCGGGTTACTCCGCGACCGCTCGTAAGCACGATCCATCTTCTTGCGCTCACGCCGATCCCGGTCCATCTCCTCCAGCTTCTTCTGTGCCTCGGGAGAGGGGGTTGTGGGCACCGGAGGAGCAGGCTTGACGTCTCGTGCAGCCTTCTCGTCCTCGCCCATGTCGGGAGGGGTTACCGCCTCAAACGGGCCGACAACACGCTGTTTGCCTCGGGTAGCCATCTCAGCACATCCCGCCTTTACGCATCTTCACTTGCATGCCTTTGGTCTTGCCTTTGGTGGCAACACCATCAGCACTCTTGTGACCAGCAGCAAGACCACCAGAAGCCATCTTCTTGACCTTGCCGCCGTACTTCATTCCTTTCATCTCAGCCATCTCGTGCTTGATCAGGGGCTTGGGAGCGCCTTTCTTCTTCATGAAAGCCACTTCCTTTTGCATCATCGCTTTGGACTCTTTCATTTCACCACCCTCTGCAAATTTACGGCCCTTGTCGGCCTGGACAAATTCACGCCCCACGGACTGTGGAACGCCCACTTTTTTCGCAAAAGCCGGGTTATGCGACACGGCTTCCATAAACATGTGTTGACGACGGGTCTTAGAAGGCACCACCTTATCCTCCAAACAGACGCTTCACGCCTAACGTGATTGCGCTGCCCAATGTTCCCGCCACGGCCATAACGACCCAAATGCCACCCTTGGCCTGATCGATGGTGGCTTGCATGACTTTCATGTCCTGACGAAGCAGGTGAATCTCTGTCATCAGGTTACGCACGTCGGCTTCCAAGGCACCAAACTCCTTTGGGTTGATGTCGCTCATTTCAGCACTTCCACCTACGTCTAGCTTGCCGAATACGGCTGTTGGGGTCTTTGGCTGCTTCGGGGAACATCTTCATCTGACCGGCAGACCGGGCACAGAACGACTTACGCCGCTTTGCCCTCTCCGGAGATGGCTTGTCCTCCGTCACAGCGGTCTGAAGTTTTGAACCGGGATTAGCCTTGCGATACGCTTTGACACCCTTCTCGGTCATGCCAGCGCCCTGCTTTGTCGGACGAAAGTTGCCCGACTTCACTGAGGTCGCAATACCCATCCCTTTCTTGGCCATGTCATGCCGCCTGCGGAACAATCATGGGATACAGGCAGTCTTTGCCGAAGTCGCCTTCGTACTCCTGTACACCCATGTGACCCAGCTTGATTGTTGGATCAATCCAGACCTCAAAGCCCAGCTCCCGAGTTCGATCGCAGAAGAGGAAGTCCTCTCCAATGTAGCCCTCTGGAGTTACCTTGAAGTCAAAGATGGCATGTAGATCACGGCCAGAGTTGTCATCTCGATACGACCATTCCGGGCGATTCGCAACGAGCTTCTCAAACACATCTCGCCGCACCATCATGAATGCCGTTGCAACACGGGTCGCACGAACAAGCCCCATACCGTTCATCGTCAACCCCTGATCGTCTTGATCCAAGGTGGCGATATAGACCTTGTTGGTCTTTCGAGTACGGGGAACGCCCGCCACAATCCCTTTCTTGGGATCCGAGGTCCAGGCTAGAAGCCTAAACACATCGTCCGCATGAAAGTTGATGTCAGCATCTATGAACAAGAGATCCGTGCAGTCGGACTCCAAGAAGTCCTTAGCCAACAAGTTACGCGCCCTAGAAACAACGGAGCACCCACAGATGCTTCCGATCTGCACCTCAATCCCATATTGGCCCGCTTGCTGCATGAAGTGGGCCAATGAGATAGCGAGCTTTAGCGTGACTTTGAAGTCATAC